ATGGCCACGTTTCAAAAGCGCTCAGGTTCCTGGCGCGCGATCGTCCGCAAGAAAGGCTACCCCCAGGTCAGCGCCACGTTTGACACCAAGGCTGAGGCCGAGCGCTGGGCGAAGCAAGTCGAGACCGAGATGAGCCAAGCTCGGTTCGTCGACACGCGTGAGGCTGACGCTTTGACGATCGCCGCCGCGCTCGAGCGATACGAGCGCGAGATATCGGTGCACAAGAAGAGCTATCGCAACGAGCGGTCGCGGCTGGCGATCCTGGCTCGCGACCTCGGCCGCTTCACACTCTCGACGCTGCGCTCATCTGACGTCGCGCTCTACCGCGATCAGCGCCTCGAGGTTGCCTCGGGCTCGACTGTTCGCCGCGATCTGGCGCTGTTGTCGCACCTCTATACGATCGCGATCAAAGAATGGGGGATGCCGGTCGAAAACCCGTGCGCGAAGATCCGTAAGCCGAAGCTCAACGCAGACCGTGAGCGGCGCGTCGGCGACGGGGAGCTTGCCGCGATACTCGAGGCTGCCGGCGCGCTTCACACGGAGATGCCGCGGCTGATCACGCTGGCCGTTGAAACGGGGATGCGGCGGGGCGAGCTGCTGGGGCTGAAGCGTGCGGACGTGCGGGGTAGCGTCGCCTATCTGGCCGAGACGAAGAACGGGACTAGCCGCGCGGTACCGCTTTCACGCGCTGCGCGGGCTGTTGTCGAGGCGCTGCCGGCGAGGATGGATGGCCGGCTCTTCTCGTTGCGCCCGGATACGGTCACGCACTATTTCGAGAAGAGCTGCAAAGTGGCGGGCGTTGAGGGTCTGCGCTTTCATGACCTGCGGCATGAGGCGACGTCTCGCTTTTTCGAGAAGGGCTTGAACATCATGGAGGTGGCCTCGATCACCGGCCACAAGGATCTCCGCATGCTCAGGCGCTATACCCACCTCAACCCCTCAACGCTCGCGGAGAAGCTGGGGTAGCGCGTGGCCGCCCAGGGCGGCGCTTGGGCTCGATCTCGACGGCGCCGTCCTCCAATCCCTCTAGCCACTTCATCACGGTCACTCGGCGCCAGGCCCAGAGCCGCCCGATTTTGAATCGCCCCGGCGGTAGTGCGTCGCTGTCGCGCTTGATCAGGTTCGTAACGGCCTGCTGCGATTTGCCCATCATCTCTGCCACGTCAGCAGCATAGAGGATCTCGGGTTCATGGCGTCTCAGCATGAGCGCTCTCCTTGGCTTGACTGACGGCGGGCGCGCCATCGGTTGAATCGGTTCTGTATCATGCGCAGCATCGCGGCTGCGCTGGGGTTGCCGTCGAGCTCCGACCGGCTGGCGACGCCGCATGCGCGGCGCAGCCAGTCGCCGGCGTCTTCCTCGGTGTGTGTGCCGTCCGGCACGTCCGCGCCGAATCGGGCACGGGCGCGCTGGTCGAGGTAGCGGCGGAACGCGGGATCACGGCATAGCATGCCCGCGGCGCGGGCGAGGTGCTGGCTCATGCCACCCCCTGCGCCAGGCGCTCGGCGGGTCTGTTCATCTCGCGATAGATGGCAGCCATCGGCAGCGGCGACACCGAGTTTCCGCAGAATTTGACCTGCTTCGACTTCGAGAAGCGGCGGCCGTCGTGGCCATGCTCGATGATGTAGCTGTCGGGGAGCCCCTGGGCGCGGTATAGCTCGCGCGGCACCAGCATGCGCAAACAGATATCGACGATGACGTAAGGCGTTCCCTTGATCCACACAGTGACCAGGGCGAGGCGGTCGCGCGTAGTCACTGTGTCGAGGGGCTGCTCTAGATCTCTCGCTGTGCCCTTGCCGTAGTAGTTCACAAGGAATGCTGCGACGCGCAGCGCGCCGGCTTCGTCCTCCGGCGAGAGTGTGCATTCGATCAGGCTGTGATGCTCGCCGCCGGCAGTGATGGTGGCCAGCGGCTCGCTGGCCGCCGTGCCCACGCTGTGGCGCCGATGCGTCATCAGGTGTGCTGTGACGAGCTGCTGCTGGCTCCCCTTGTTGGTCACCGTGCTGGTCGGCCGGCGCAGGTCATGCCCGGGTGTCTCGTTGAATCCGCCGTTCATCTGGGCCATGTAGGCGGTTGCGATCGACTGGCCGCCGCTGCCGCTGGCCGTGATGGTGTTGCACGGCTGAGTGATCGATTTGCAGCCAGAGCCCCAGCGCTGGACGCCGCCGGGTTTGCCTTCGCCGTGGCCGGCTTGAATCATCGTCGGCGCGGCCAGCATCAGCTCGCCACGATTGGCGGTGGTGACCGTCCGCAGCGGTTCGCGGATATCGTGCACGCGATCGCTACCGACGTGCGTTGCCGGCACGATAAACGGGTCGGCGGCGCCGAGCACGAATCGGTCGATGCCCTTGGCGATTCGGCGCATGGTAGCGGCGGCCAGCGGCTTGGGGCGGTCGAAGATCGAGCGCGACGGGATCGACCAGTCGATGCACTCATGGGCAGCGCGATGGCGTTTCTGGCCGCGTTTCGGCTTGGCCGCGTGGCTCGGTGTCGGCCAGGTGATCGGCACGCCGTCGCACCGGGCGATCATGTAGAGCCGGGCGCGGGTCGTGGGCGCGCCGAAGTCGCACGCCTTGAGCGTGCGCCACTGCACGGCGTAGCCCATGGCGCGCAGACCGTCGACGAAGTGCCGCCAGTTGCGGCCCTTGCGGCGCTTGTCGGGCACCAGGAACTGACGCTCGACCGGCACCCGCTCGCCGCGGTCGGCCACGCGATTTACCTTGCGTCCGGTGGTCGGGCAGGTAATGACGTCGAGCGTGACGACGCGGCCGGTGGTCTTGTCGCGTTTGGCGACCAGCGGGGACCACTGCAGGATCTGTTCGACGTTCTCAAGCGTGATTTTCGCCGGGCGGACGGTTCCCGCCCACTTGTGCACCACCCACGACAGCGATCGGATAGCGCGCTTGCGAGATTGACCGCCGCGAGCCTGGCTGTGGTGGGTGCAGTCCGGTGAGGCGTGCAGATGGTTGACCCGCCGCCCGCGGACGGCTGTAACTGGGTCGACCTCGTAGACGTCGCTCAGGTAGTGCTCGGCGTGCGTGTGGTTCGCCTGATGCATGCTGATCGCGTCCGGGTCGTGATTGATCGCGATATGCACCGGGCGATTGAGCCCCATCTCGATGCCGGTCGATGCGCCGCCACCGCCAGAGAACAGGTCGACATTGATGCCGTCGTCGAAGTCGAGGCCGTACTGGGTGTGCCAGTCTTTCAGTTGAGTGATGGCGTTCATCGCGCGCCCTCGGCTTGACCCAGCAGCCATTCGGCGGCGGGCTTCAGGCATTCGAATTCGGTCGCCTTGCCGGGCCGCATCGGCTGGTGGTGCATTTGAATCAGGCGCTCGGTCACCAGGGCGACAAGCGTTAGCCGGATGTCCTCGGGGATTGCTGCCGGGGCGCGCGTGGCGACTGGCTCGCCCCGCCCGAATTGGTGGCACGCCTTCTTTTGGGTGCGCCGAATCATGCTCTCTCGGTCGTTATCGCACATGGCGGCCTTTCTCCTCTCGGATCGACTGGCAGTCGATGCACGTCGTCGCCCAGGGCGCGGCCGCTCGGCGCGCTGCTGGGATCTCTTCGCCGCACTCTTCGCAGTCCGCCGGCGTGTGCGCGGCGACGTGGGTGGCCACCGGCAGCCGGTGGCGCGCGAGAGAGGTGGCGAGGTGGTGCTCGATCGCGGCACCGGCGTTGTCTACGGCGTCAGCCATTGGTGGAGACCTCTCCCTTTGCCGCTTCGGCTCTCACGCCGCAGAACGGGCAGTAGTTGGCGAGCACGGTGTGCTTGATCTTTTGCCGCTTCATACCGCCCGCTTTTTTGGGCACCTGAACATCGCCAGTGAATTCCAGGCACACCCCTTCATCGAGCCCGCCATCTACCATCAAGAAGGTGTAGCCGTTCAGCTTCGCGTCGAAATCTTGGTGCCCTTCGGGCAGCTTCTCGCGAAACATGTCGGCCAACTTCTGCTCTATGTCTTTCCGGCAGTTGCATTGCATGGTCAGTCTTCCCAGTTGCTGAGTTCTTCGTCGGCGGCGGTCTCGGGCTCGACCTGGCCGCCGCCCGGGTGTGCCTGGCGCTCGCTCTCGGCTTCGCGCCAGGCGGTATCTGCGACCTGGCTGGCCGCGTCGTTGCCGACGCCGGTCTGGCGGTGGATGCGCAGCGCGAAGCGCCGGCACCATTCGTCGCGGGCCAGCAGGCGCTGGCGTTCGGCGTCTCGGGCGCCGCGGTCGACATACAGCTCACGTGATTTCAGTGCGTCGGGGATCATGTCGGTCTCCTGATCAGATGCCGTCGGGGAAATACTCGCCCTGCCACAACGGCAGAGCGGCGGGTTTGGCGTGCCGCTGGGCGGCGTCGCGTATCTGTCGGTGCTCGAGGTCGGCGTTTTCCAGCTCGGCGCGCATCTCTTCACTCGCGCGCCACTCTTGATAGCGCTCGATCTGCGCTTGTAGCTCCGCCGGCGAGGGTTCGCGCGGGGTCAAAATGCCCTTGGGAACGAGGCTTTGGCCGGCCCCCGGGGCGGGGGCCGTACAGTTAGTGACACAAGTCCAAGGGTCGGCGGCTGCGCCGCCTCCCGAAAAACCACCCGCCGCCGCACGCTTGGGGCGCACGTCCCAGCGATAGAGGCGGGTGAGGTATTCGGCCGAGCGGCCACGGCGGTCGGTGACCACCAGACCCTTGGGGACTTTGATCTCGTCGCCGTAGCGGCCGCGCTCGATGAGCCCACGATTCACCTCGCCGGTGGCGTGGCTTATGTCGTCGGCTTGGCTGTCGAGGCGATAGGCGGGGATCGACCACGGCTTGATCGGCTGCAGCTTGCGCGGCGCATTGGGCCCGCCCATCAGGCGGACGAACTGATCCCACTGGCCGGCCAGGGCGGCGGCGCGCACCTGGTGCAGCACCCGGGCGATGGACGCCCGCGGCTGGGTCGCTTCTTCCCACCGGCGCAGGGCGTCCGCCTGCTGCTCGGTCAGCCGGCGCACCTCGCGCCACACGGTGACGCTGGGTAGGCCCATGAACTGAAACTGGCGAATGCCCCAGGTAGCCGCCCACGCCTCGATGCGCGGGGCGGAGTCGGCGAGGTCGTGGCCGTAGCGGTCGAGGTGGTCGCCGTCGACCCCGGCGCGGGTGAACTGCTCGCCGTTGATGTTCTTGCTGATGTACTTGGCCACGTAGCCGGCGGCGGTGCCGCGGGCGCGGTCGATGATCTCTACCTTGAATCGCGCGGTGGTCTTCTGGCCGAAGCGGTCGAACAGCTCCTCCGGCGATTCCGCCTCGGCGTAGCCGCGTAGGGTCTCGGTCACCGCCTCGACGTTCTCGGGTTTGGCCCACACCAGCAGATGCCAGTGCGGCGTGCCGTCGTGGTGCGGCTCCACCACGCGGATGCCATAGATGCCGAGGCCATCGCGCGCCAGCGAGGCGCGGGCCTTGGCCCACAGCGCCTGCAGGTGCTGCTGGGCATCGCGCGGGGTGCTGCCGTCGTACTTCGGATTGCGCTGCGAGCTGGCAGCCAGCACCGGGTGAAAGCGGCTCGGCGTGGTCAGGGTGAAGAACAGCCCCACGTGGCCCAGGCGGTTTGCCTCGACCTCGGTATCGCGGATGCGCAGCATCAGTTCGGCGCGGCGGTGGTCCGGGTTGGCCAGCCCCAGCTCAGCCAGCTCGGCCAGGGTGTAGGTCTGGTCGTCCTGGTTGATTGCTTCGAGGGTTTCCAGCAGCGCGCGGTTGCGCACCTTCTGGGCGCGGCGGCGCTCGACCGTCAGGTCGCTACAGTAGATGCCGGCTCGCTTGTGCACCCGGCGCGCCTCGCGCATCACCTGCTCGAGGCGCCGCCCGGCGGCCCGGCGCAGCTTGCGCCGCCACCACTTATCGCAGCCCAGCCGGGCGAGCTGGGCCGCCGGCTTGAGCCGCGGGCTTGGCGGGGCGATGCCGTGCAGCCTGGCGCGCTCCCGTGCGCGGCCAAGCGCCAGCTCATCGGCTACCGCGATGGTCATGACCGGCGCGCGCTGCCAGCTAAACACCGCGAGCAGCGGGATGGTGGGGAGCGGCGGGGTCAACGGGTTGGGCGCCTGGGCGATCAGCATGGCCAGGTGGCGCGCCTGGGCGGAGATCGTCTCACCGCGCACCGGCGGCAAGCGGCGCGGCGGCGGCAGCAGCCCCAGGCGCAGGCGGCGGTTGTGGCTGGCGATGTTGCCGATGACCGCGTTACGCACGTCCTCGACGCCCAGGGCCTGCGCCTTGGCGTAATCGACGAGGGCGTCATCGTCGTGGGTAGCGTTGAGCGAGCCCACCGTCAGGCGTTTCTCGACAGTCGCCAGCCAGTCGCACCCGGCCACCAGCCCCGGCAGGGCGGCGTCGGATTGGCGGCGAATCTCGGCAAACGCCCGGCGCAGGTCATCGGCGATGCTCTCGAAGCGGCGGAACACGTGGCCGGGCTCGATCAGCCTGCCGGTGTGCCTGGCCAGCCAGCGGTTACCCGCGGCATTGCCGTGGCGCTGGGCGATCTCGACGAAGCCGGCGGCCAGATCCTCGGCCAGTGACGGCAGGCGATCAAAGAACGCCTGGCGCCACCGGTGGCACTCGGCGGTGCCGAAGCTGAGGGACTGCTCGATGGCGCTCTCGCTCACTTCGCCCCCTGTTCGATCAGGTCCAGCCAGTGGCGTGCGGCGCGGGTGTCGCCGTCATCCAACGCGCGGCGCGCATTGGCAGCCAGCGCCCGGCTGGGGTGGCTGCCCTGGCGCGGCATGAGCTGGCCGCGCAGGCCCTGGGCGTAATGGCTCATCCGGCCGATGGCGGCGCGGATCGCGTCGCGGTCGGTCTGGCTCATGCTCTCGATGCTGCGCAATGCATCGCGCGCTTCTAGCCCGGCGCTGGCTGCCAGCGCCTTGCGCTCGGCCAGCTTCAAGCCGGCCCACAGCGCGGCGAGGTCTTCGTCGGCGCAGCGGGCGTGCAGCTCGGCGCGCAGGGCGCCAAAGCCGGCGCGGCCATCCGGCTGGACGACGGATAGATGCGGCGGGGTCGTAGTGGTGACGTGCTGGGTTGCGGTCATGATCGGCTCCCGTCGGGTGTGGGTTACTGGACGGCCGGCAGCGGGCGGTGATTGACCACGCGCAACGCGCCGCGGTCCCGCGCCAGCTCCCGCGCGGCGAGCAGGTCGCCGACCGTGAACGGGATCGGCGCGCCGCCGGCGGTGCGCAGCACCACCACGTGCTCGGTGCTCGCGCTCAGATCGAGCCACGCCACCTGGTTGAGCGATTCCAGCTCGGCGCTGGCGTGCAGCGCGGCCAGCTCGGCCCGCGCCTCGCTCATCGCGTGCTCGCTCATCAGATGCCGGGTGCAATCCTCGAGCGCCGCGGCGCGGTCCAGCCCGCGGCAGTGGCGCAGCAAATAGGCCGTGGCGGCGTTCTGCGGGCCGAGCTGGGGAGCCCGCTGGGCAGCACGGCCAGCGGTGAGGGTGTCGATCGTCATGGGGTCACCTCAGATTTTTTGGGGGTTCAACAGCTCAGGGAAAAAGTCGACCGGTGGCTTCATCATCGGCTTGAACTCGTAGGGCAGATGCCCGGCGAAACGCCGCTGATACTCGGGATTCGGGATACCGCTGGGGCTGATCGTCTTGTCGACGACGTACTCGCCGATGCCGTGCCAGCCGCACCCCTCTCGGGTGCAGATCAGGTAGGTCACGCGGTAGTCGCTCAGCAGTTGCTTGGACGTGCGCACGACGCAGCGCGAATGGCACTCGAAGCACTCCCACTGGGGGCGGCTCGAATCGCGGTTCGCCGCGGCCTCACGGCGGGCGGCGGTCTTGTCGTCTTCGCTCAGCGCCGAGGGCGTGAGCGTCTTCTTGGCCACATGGGTGGCATTTCCGCACCAGCCGCATGCCGGCTCGGTGCACTGCTGGTAGGAGACGCCGGGCGCGCCCGGCATCAGCCGGGAGCGGCGCAGGCGGCTCGGCGATCCGCACTCGGGGCATGTCCAGAGGTTGCGCATTACCGGCGCCCTCTGACCGGCGTGAGATTGCGCGGGCCGGCGGCGCGCTGGGACATCAGGCGCATTCGGCGCCGAATCAGGAATTCGGCCGCCTGATCGGTCGTTTCCAGCCCCTGCTGTTCACGCACCGCCTCCAACACGCGATGCGTGTCCGGGTCAGCGGAGAACGTGATATGGCGTGAATTGGGCATGGTCACCTCTCGAGGACCTTGGGCGGGCCTTAATGGAGCTTCGGAATCGCGTTCGAGACGGCGATACTCACCGCATCGAACTCGTGGATATCGCGAACGCCGAGCATTTCCAGCGCCTCGCGCATGACCATCTGGCGCAGCAACGTGGCCTTTTCGATGCCGGTGTAGTCGACGAGCGCATCGATCAGGTTGTCCTCGTACTCGTCCAGGTTGATGCCGGTGCGATGGGCCTTGAGGCGCTTACTGTCCTGATGCATGGCTGCGGTTCCTTGCGTTACTGGACGGTCTGGTTAGTCGGTTCGGGGCGGGCGCTGGGGTAGTTCTCCAGGCCGCGCAACATCAGCATTCGCAGCGTGCCGGAGAGAGAGCGCATCTCCTGCTCGGCGAGCTTTTCGACACGGGCGCGCTCTTCGGGCGTCACGATGGCCATGATTGGGCAGCTACAGCCATGGGGAGATTGGCGGCGACGGGCTTGGGTCATGTGTTAAGCTCCTAAATGGTCTTAAAGAGGTGCGTTTATGGCGATTGGCTACATCGACGGTGTTGACGTTCCCGACTACGACGACCGAGTCAGCGCGGCCATCGAGAAGGTTCAGCCCCCGGAAGACCCTGATGCCTTCAACCCTTTCTCTGGCGACGAGTACCTCATGGGCATCGCCAACCGTGATGGCGAGGTGTACCGGGTCATTGGGGTTGGCATGACGGAAGGCATGCGGATGGAGAGGGAGCTGGCTGATCTTGGCCTTCGCGACGTTGTTGGCGAACGAGGGTCAGTTCGCGGACTTCAGTTTCTGATGCGCCTCGATAGCGATAGCTGACCGTCACATCGGGTAGGCCGCAGCCGAAAAGATCTTCCCCCATGCGTATGAGGTCGGACGGGTACTCAACCCTGGTTGCGGCCTTCGCCATCATGGCCCGCGTGCCGCTATGGCCGACGTGGGGGAACTTGGCCGGCAGGCCAGTGCTGGAATAGCCGAGAACTTCGATAGGCGGCTGGGCAGTCATGGCAGTGACTTCCTTGGCGGTTAGCGGTTAAAGACTGTACGACGGAGGATAGGGCTCGCTTTGAATCCCTGTCAACAGGATTGGGGAATTAAATGGATTCTATTGGGAGCCGGTTGCGCGAAGAAAGGCTTCGCCTCGAGCTGACTCAGACCGAAATCGGGGAGCAGGCGGGCGTGACCAAGAACACGCAGCGCCTCTACGAGGCAGACCAGAGAAGCCCCAAGGGTGACTATCTGTCCTCTTTGGCGTCGATTGGCGTTGACGTTCAGTTCGTACTGACCGGGATTCGATCAAATCCCGTTGGTGGGAGCGTTTCGGATTCTTTCGATGCCGCAGATGGAGCCCTCTCTGTTCCGCTTTACGACGTTGAAGGGGCGGCTGGTGCTGGGCGCTCGCTGGAACATGAGACGGTGATCGGGCACTTTCCGTTGACCGCGGAGCTGATCGCCCAGCTCGGCCTCGCCGATGCCCGACTCGCCGGCGTGCGCGTGCGCGGCGATTCGATGGAGCCGACGCTGTTCGATGGCGACTGGACGTTCGTCAATCTCGCCGACACACACTGGATGCCGGGCGGCGTGTTCCTGATCTGGGTGAGCGGTGAGCTACGCATCAAACGGGTCCAGCGTCTCGCCGGCGCGGCCATGCTGCTGATCAGCGACAACTCGCACTATCAGCCCGAGATGATCCCGCCCGACCGCATGGATGACGTCGCCGTGCTGGGGCGGGTCAGAACACGCCTGGGCGATATCGCCTAGGGGCGACGATAAAAAATCCAGCCTTGGAGTTTCTATGTGGTTTGCCGGTGTAGTCGTATGCATTGCGATCGCATTCGTGGTCGCAATCAACGGCATGAAAGATCAGAAACGGAAGGGCAAAGGCGGCTTCTCAAGCGTTGTGATTGGCTGCTTTGCGGGCGGCTTTTTCGGGGCATTCCTGCTGGTGCTGCTGGGTATCGCGTATCTGGTAGTTCATTGACGCATGCGGGTTAGCTACCTCGGGCCGGCGCTGGTCGTGCGTGACCATCCGGCCATCCAGCATATGCCCGTCAGCGATCTCCCGGCGAGCTGCTATCTCGCCGAGGTCGTGGCGGGTGCGGGGGTCGAGGGGGAGCTGATCGAGGGCGACGTCCTGGTCGCCGACGAGGGTCGCGTCGCCGGGCATGGCGACCTAGTGGTCGCGCGGGACGATGGCGCGCGGCTATGTGCCTACCGCGCCCACCGGGTCGGGGCCGATCTGCGCTTGGTACCGGTCGGCGGCGGGGCGCCGGTGATGGCCTCGCGCGTGTCCGGCACCGCCGTGGTGGTGCGCCGTGCCCGCCACCCCATCGGCGATGGCGAGCCCGTGGACGACGTCGATCAGACGTTGGTCGATGCCTTCGCGCCCTGGTTCTCGCTGCCGACGTGGAACACGCCTAGCCCGGCTGACGCCCGGCGGTTTCATGACTGCTGCCGCGACTACCTGCAGGACCACGGCGCTCAGGTGCACGCCGAGGTGTTCGCCGAGTCGCTGCGCGGCGCGATCCGCCGGCGCCACGGCGGGCGCTGGGATGACTACTGTGAGCGGGCGCTACAGCACCGGGCGCAGTGCGCCGAGGCGATCAGCGAGTATCTACACGACACGCAGCAGGCGCTGCGTTAGCCGCACCCACGCTCTCACTCTGACCCCTTGGCCATTCTCCACACACGTGGCCCAACGCCCAGCGGCAGTGCGGCCCCGATCAGAAAATAGTGATGCCCTGGCGTGTTTGCGTCACTCCATGCGTAGTCGCCCAGTGTGCAACGGCCGGAGTAGATCCGGCCATTCCATACCGAGTGATATTCGATGCGGTCGTAGTGGGGCGGCGAGTGCTTGAATCGGTCGATCCAGCCGCGCTCGAGCATCTGCTCGAGCCATCGGGCGTGGGCGGGGTCATACATGGCGGCATCACTGTTTACTGTTTACCTATACAGTATATTGCGACTCAGCGCCGCGCTAGGGGCTGGCGTCTTCGCTCGCCGCTTCGTCGTCTTCGGATACCTCCGAGCCCAGTACCTCGCAACGTACTCGGGTGCCATATCCGCTCTCGCTCACTGAGTCCTCGACCTCGGTGATCAGCCAGCCGTCGCCGTCGATCCCGGCCTTGAAGCCGCGCAGGGTGAGCGGGGTTTCGGGGGTGAGGTCGGCGCGGCCGTGGGCGAGCGTCAGCTCGAACTCGGCCTTGCCCCGGTTGATGCGGCGAAGCTCGGCCTTGGCGGCGTGCAGGGCGTCCTGCTCGCTGGCGTAGGTGTTGCGCAGATCCTTGAACTTTTCGCCTTCGCCAGCGATGACCACCTTGCGCTTGCTGCCGCTGGTGTCGTTCCAGAACGCGCGCACGCCGGTGTACGCATCGCGGTCGGTCTGGCTGTAGCGGTGCTGATCGCCGTCGCGGCGAGTGAGGGTGACCCGGGGCAGGGCGAGCCCGCTAGCCGTGAGCGCTTCGCCGGCGAGGGTGAACAGCATCCGCTCGCTCTTGACCGCGGCGATGGCGTCATAGCGCTTGCCGAGCCGGGTGAGGAAATTGAGGTCTGATTCGTCGGTCTGGTCGATATGCCCCACGCGGATGCCGGCCAGCGTCTCGCCGACCACCGGCTTGAGGCTGTGGCGCTTGGCGATGGTGTCGATGATGTCGGCGAGGGTGATGTTGTGCCAGCTCTGCGAGCGTTTGCCGGGCAGTAGCTGGCGCATGTCCGCGGCGCGCGCCCGGATGGTGATCTGGTCCGGGGAGCCGCTGTGCTCGACCTCGTCGACGGTGAACACGCCGCGATCGATCAGGCCCTCATCGCGCCAGCCGATGGCCACGTGCAGCGTGGCGCCGTGGGGCGGCAGCGCCAGGCGGCCATCGTGATCGGTGAGGGCGAGGTCGAGCTGGTCGGCTTCCTCGCCCCGCTGGCTGGTGATGCGCAGGTTGATCAGCCGGCCGTTGATGCGCGGGGTGATGTCCTGCCCGGCGAGGGTGATGCGGTAGCCGGGGCGGCGGTACTCGGGCGCGCGGTTCATGCATAGGCCCCGGCCAGGCGGGCGAGCGACGAGGTGCCGAGGTCGCCGATCAGGTCGGTGCGCTCATCGTCGACGTGCTCGAGCGAGAGGGTGAAGTCGATTTTGCCGGCGGCGCCGTCACGAAACAGCGTGCTCGAGGTCTCATCGACCTGGGTGATGACCCACAGCCCGTACTGGCGCCCGGTGCCTTCGACCAGCGGCCAGGCTTTGCCCTGGTCGGCCATGTCGCGAATGTCGTCGAGATCCAGCCGGCCGCCGGTGAATTCCGGCAGCAGGGTGCCGGAGAGGGTGATTTTGTCCGAGCCCGGGCCGACGAACTGATAGGCCGGGCGGTCGCCGACGCGGGATTGCGAAGTGTGGCGCCACTCGGTGGCGCGCTGCAGTTGCTGGTAGGGCACGGTTCGCGTCTCGAACACGAACATGCCGAGGGCCATGAGCATGCTGATCTCCTATGTCTGGTCCCGCGTCACTCTTGATCCCACATCGACGAGCGGCGGCGGGCGGCCTGCTGGCGCTGGGCGTCGGCCAGGGCGCGCTGTACCTCTTGCGCGACGTAGCGCGCGAGCGTCTGCTCGTCCATGCCTGGGCCTGGGGTCACATTGATGTCGCCAATGTGGATGCTGTAGTCGGCGGACTGCTGGCCACCGGCGGCGCTGATCGGCGGGCGGGTGTCGAAGCGGATCGGCTCGCCGGCATCGAAGCTGGGCATTGCCGCGGCGGGCAGGGTCGCTGCGCCCAGGGCGATGCCGGCACCGGCGCGGGTGGCGCGTTTGGCGATGTCGGCAACGCGCTTGGCCGGCTCGTCGCGCTGCCGATCGAGGCCGACATTCAAGCCGTCGACGGTATAGCCGCCCAGCTTGGCGAACACGCGGGACGGGCTGTGGATGTCGAGCTTTTCCTTGAACCAGCCCGTGACGGCACTGGCCAGGCCGGTGACGCTATCCTTGAGCGCGTTCCATTTGTCCTTGAGTCCATTCATCAGCCCCTCGCCGATCCAGCCGCCGAACTCGGCGAACACCCGCGACGGGCTGTTGATGCCGAGCACGTCGGCGAACCAGCTTTTCACGCTGCCCGCGATCCCGGTGATCGAGTCTTTGAGCGCGGTGACCTTGGTTTTCACCCCGCCGATCAGGCCATCCATGATGTCACCGCCGATGCCGGCGAGTTTGGCCGGTATCTGCTTGAACCCTTCCCACTGGTTAGAGATGTGATTCTTGATGCCATCCCAGGCGGTGGTGATGGTGCCGCTCACGGCGCCCCAGGCGGTGCTGGCGCTGCTTTTGATACCGTCCCACAGCCCGCTAAAGAATCCGCTTAGCCCGCTCCACGCCGCCTTGATCGCGCTGCCGAGCGAGCGCATCTCTTCGGGGATCTCGACGCCCATCGCTGAGAGGACAGTCGTGATCCCTTTCCACACCAGCCCCAGCGGCGACCAGTTGGCCAAGAGCTGCATGACGCTGCCGATGCCGCCGCTGAAGGCGTCCTTGACCTCCTGCCAGCGGTCGCTGAACCAGCCGGCGATGGCATCCCAGTTTTTGTAGATGAGGTACGCGGCACCGGCGAGCAGGGCGACCACGGCGACGATGCCGAGCACGATCCAGGTGATCGGGTTGGTCAGTAGCGCGAGGCCGGCTTTGCCGATCGCGCCTGCCAGGCCGATAAATCCGCGGCCGATGCCGACCAGCCCCTTGCCCAGGGCGGGCAAAATCTTGCTGGTGAATCGGTAGATCACGCCGCCGGCACCTTCGGTGCGCAGCCCCAACATGGCCATGCCATAGCGCACGGTGACGATGGGGCCAAGGATCGAGGCCAGCATGACCGTCAACGCACCGCCCACGGCGACCAGGGCCGCGAGGCCGGCGGCGGCCTTGAATAGGCCGCTGGCCAGCTCGGGATTTTCTTTGATCCAGTTGCCGATGCCCCGCGTGAGGGCGGTCACGTTCTGGATCAGCTCACGCAGCCCTCCTTTGTTGGTCTCCGTGATGCTGATCCCGACTTCTTCCCACGCTGACCCGAGCCCCTTGAGGTCGCCGCCGAGGTTGTCTTGCATGGTCTTGGCCATGCGGTCGTTTTCGCCGGCCGCGACCTGCAGCTTGGCGATGAGGTCATCAAGCGCACCGGTGCTCATCTGACTGACAAGCTCGGCCATGCCCGAGCCGGCCTCGGCGCCGAATATCTTTTGCAGCGCCTGCTTGCGATCCGCGTTGCCCAGATCCTTGGTGGCCGCGTTGATGTCGCGCAGGATGTCGGGCATGTCTCTCATCTCGCCGTCGGCGTTGGAGACCTGGACGCCCAGGTTTTTGATGACGGCCGCCGCTTCCTTCGACGGATCGGTGAGCCGGTTCATCATGCCGCGCAGCGTGGTACCGGCTTGGCTGCCCTGAATACCGATATTGCCGAGCAGGCCCGCCATGGCGCTGGCCTGCTCGAGGGTTAGATCGAGGTCTTCGGCACCGCCCAGGTACTTGACCGTTTCTCCCAGCTTTTCGAGGTCGACGTTGGCGCGACTGGCCGTGGCTGAGAGCACGTCGGCGACGTGCCCCATGGCGCCCTCTTTTTCCAGGTCGATCTTGAAGGTGCCGGCGATGTTGGAGGCGATGTCCGCGGTTCGGCCTAGCTCGGTGTTGTTGGCCAACGCCAGATTGAGTACGTCTTTCATCGACGACTGGATCGCCTCGGCACTCATACCTGCACGCAGCAGAAACTCCTGCCCGGCGCCGACCTCGCTGGCGCTGAACGCGGTGGATGAGCCGAGGTCGCGCGATTGCTGCTTCAGCGCCTGGAAACGCTCATCATCCGCGTTGAACCGCCCGACGGCCTGCACCGCGCTCATCTGCTCGCCATATTCGACGCCTGGGGAAAGCACACGGGCGCCGGCATAGAGCGCAGCGCCGCCGGTGGCCATGCCGGCCATGCCCGCGCCGCGCATGGCGTTGGCGCGGCCCATGCGGGTGTCGTACTGGTTCTGAGCTTGGGCGAGTTTGCGCTGACGCTCGGCGAGTTGCTGCAGCTTGCGCTTCTGCTCGTCGACCGCGGCGTTGGCCTGGTTCATCTCCTGCGTCAGTTTCTGCTGCGCCTGCCCTAGCTGTCGCGTGTCGACGCCGGACTGGGTCAGGGACGAACGTAACCGCTGCAGTTTTTGCTGTTCATCGCTGTAGCGCTGGCTGAGCTTACGCGCCTGCTCAATGGCTTTACGCCGCTCGGCCGCCAGGGCCTGGGTGTCGCCCTGGTTGTCCCTCATCTGCCGCGAGAGGCGTTTGATTCGCTCCTGCTGCTCGCGTAGTGCCTGCCCCGTGGCATTGGACTGGCTTTTCAGCGTCTTGAACGAGCTGACGTCTTTTTGGACCGCCTGCAGCCGCTTGAGTGTTTGACGCTGCTCTTTCAGAGCCGTCGACGCGGATTCGGTTTGGCGCTGGATCGCGCGTAGGGGGCGAGTCGCCTTATCGACGGCGTCGAGGATGACCTGCAGTTTGAGATCGCGCGCCATGGGTGTCCTCGGGGGATGAGCGTTTGCGGGCGCGCTCGCGCCACTCCATCAATTCGCGCAGGCTGAATGCCGCGCAGTCGGCGGGGGTCCAGTGAAACACGATGGCCAAGTCGGCCATCGCGTCTTCAACCGAGGCGGGGAGGCTTACTCGGTCTCGCCCCGTGCCCGCTTCGAGAGCAAAAAACCGGCAATCTCGCTGCCGCACTGCACCAGGTCTGCCGGGTCCATCTGGCGCGCTTCGTGGTCGGTCAGGCTGGGCTGGGAGAGGCGCGGGATCAGCTTGATCAAGGCGTCGGTCTGCATCTGCAGCACGTCGGCCAGGTTGACCCCGCGCAGCTCGCCGGCGCTGGGCTTGCGCAGGGCGATTTCGGCGATGCGCTGCTCACCGCGTACCACCGGCGTATCGAGTTCGACGGTGGCGGTGGTCGGCTGGGCGGCGGGGGTGGTGGTCTTCTCGGTCATGGTTTGCTCTCTGCTGGTGAGGTCATACCACCCCGGCGGGGGTGGCGGGATTCTGTCGGGGGTGACGTAGTGCACGGGTTAGAGGCGCGCGGCTTAGATGCCGAGCGCCTGGCGCCGCTTGGCGAGGCGGTCGTCGCCGTTGACCTTGAAGACGGCATTGGGGATGTCGACCTCGATTTTGGTCGCGCCGTCGATGACGAGCTTGTAGTAGCTCAGGGTGGTGGTGATGCTGTGCTCGGTGTTCTCGCCGTCCTGGGCGTCGCCCATGTCGATCTCGGTGTGACGCCCGCGCATGACCACTTCCACCGCGACCACCTCGTCGACGTCATCGCGCTCATAGCTGCCGGTCATGCGCAGCAGGTCGGCGTCGATGCGCGAGGTGCCGAAGTTGTCGAAGATCGATTCGATCAGCCCGCCTACCGTCCATTGGCAGGTCATCAGGCCATCCATGCCCATGTCGATGCCGACGGTGCCGTCCATGCCGCCGCCGCGCCATTCCTCTATCTTGCGCGTGAGCGTGGGCAGCGTGACCGACTGGACCTGGCCCTGGTAGCTGTCGCCGTTGCCGAACAGGTTCAGGCCCTTGAGTTTCTTGGGGAGTGCCATCGTTCAATGCTCCTTGGGGTTCCCGGTACTGGACCGCGTCAGGCGGTGGCGGCGACGCGCTCGGCGAAGTCGGCGAGATAGGTGTCGGTGATGCGCTGCTGAAACCCGAGGTCTTCCAACGGCGGTACCGGGGTGTAGTCGTAGTCGATGCGCAGCTTGCCGGCCTTGAGGCTGCCCGCGGTGTTGAGGTCTTCGTTCAGCCAGGCGGTGCCGTCGACGATCAGGCCCAGGGCCTTGAGTTCGGCAAACTTGGCGTTGAT